ATACATCTAAAGTTTGTGCGAAGGTTGATCTGAATTGGCCTCTGATTTCACTAGGGCGGTATCGATATTCGGCATAGCGTTCTTGATATCCGAATATGTTATTGTCCGCTGAAGTACCTTGGATATAGATTTCTTTATTAAGGATTGCTTGCTCTCCAAGTTCTTGAAGTTTAGGCCAGAAGAAATCATATCTAGTTGAACGTGACCAAAGTTTATTAAGACCTTGTTGATATGTTACGTCTCCGCGTGCTTGAATTAATCCCAGTCACGATAACCGCGTTCTACAAATGATTTTCATCGTCCTCGCCATTTGACCACTTTTGATGGTGGTTATCTCGTTCCGCATTTTGCGTGTGAGGTGTATCCCGGTGATTCATGGAATGTGCGCCATACGCTTTTTGCGCGCATGTCTACGCCTATTTATCCGATTATGGATAATCTCCATATGGATACGTTTTATTATTTCGTACCCTTCCGTTTGCTTTGGACAAACTGGAAGAAGATGATGGGTGAGCAAGCAACGCCTGCGAGCTCTATTTCCTTCACTACTCCTCAACAGGTGTCCCCTGCTGGTGGTTATGCCGTAAATTCTTTGCAGGATTATCTTGGTCTTCCTACTGCTGGTATGCTTGGTGCAAATACCAAGTCGCATTCAGCGTTTTGGACTCGTGCTTATAACTTCATTTGGAATGAGTGTTTCCGTGATGAGAATTTGCAAGATTCCATTACTTTTGATACGGGCGATGGCCCGGATGCTTCTCCGTCTACGAATTATGTTTTACGCCGTCGCGGTAAGCGTTTTGATTATTTTACTTCGGCCCTTCCTTGGCCGCAGAAAGGCGCGACAGGTGTCTCTGTGCCGCTTGCTGGTACAGCGCCGGTCGTTACTAACTCTCAAACTCCTCGGATTACAGGTCAAGGTTCGACAAACGAGCAATTACAAGTAACGGCTGTTACTGTTCAGCGCATGTTTGCCGCCTCCACGTCGTCCACTGGTACTTTCGTGTGGGGAAATGAAACCGGTATGCAAGCGAATTTAGCTGCTGCTTCCGGTGTTCTTATTAATCAGTTGCGGCAATCCATAATGATTCAGGAATATCTTGAAATGGATGCTCGCGGCGGTACGCGTTACGTCGAATTTTTGCGTATGCATTTTGGTGTTATTTCTCCTGACTTCCGTCAGCAGCGCCCTGAGTATTTGGGTGGCGGTTCTAAGATGATAAATATCAATCCGCTTTCTCAGACCACTGCAACGGGTTTGACGGGCGGTTCTACGCCTCTTGGTACTCAATCGGCTTATGTGATTGGAGTGGATCGTAATGGTTTTTCGTATTCTTCTACTGAGCATGGTCTTATTCTTGGTCTTATTTCTGTACGGGCTGATTTGACTTATCAGCAAGGTTTACACCGTATGTTCACTCGTGCGACGCGTTATGATTATTATGATCCGGCGTTCGCTCATTTAGGTAATCAGGCGATTCGTAATGACGAAATCTACTGCGATGGAAGCGCGAACGATACTGCGACGTTTGGCTACAAGGAAGCGTGGGATGAGCTCCGGTATATGCCTTCGCGTGTTTCGGGTCTCTTTAAGTCCACTTCTGCTGGTACCATCGACGGATGGCATCTTGCTCAGAAGTTTACATCTCTGCCCTCACTCAATGATGCTTTTATCCAAGATACTCCACCTCTCAGTCGAGTTATCGCCGTTGGAGCGTCTGCGAATGGTCAGCAATTCATAGGTGATTTCGAGTTTGATATTACCGTTGCTCGTGCCATGCCGATGTTCGGTATTCCTGCTATTTCTGGTGTGAGGATTTAATTATGGGTTTCCTCTCCAAGGTTCTTTCGGTTGCAGGTCCTATCGTCGGTGCTGTTGTTGGTGGTCCTGCCGGCGCTGCCATTGGCTCCGCTGCGTCGGGACTTGCCGCCGGCCTTGGGGCGGAAGAAGCAAATGCCGCAACTGCGGCTTCGACGCGTGAGCAAATGGCTTTTCAAGAGCGTATGTCGAGCACTGCTGTGCAGCGCCGTGTTCAAGATTTAATGGCTGCTGGTCTTAATCCTATGCTCGCTTATTCGGATGTTGCGAGCTCCCCCGGTGGATCTTCGTATGCTGCTCAGAATGTCGGTGAGTCTGCTGTTCGTGGTCAATCATCTGGTGCGACTGTTTCTCAAGCTCAAGCGCAGGTGGAAAACCTGCGTGCTACTACTGCTAAAACGGACGTTGATCGTATTACGTCCATGTCTCAGCAAGATTTAAATAATGCTTTGCAGGAAAAGGCCGCGCAAGAAGCGCGCCTCGCTGCTGCGAATACTGCAAAAGCTCATGTCGAGTCTGCTCGTATCATTCAGGAAACCGCAAAGACGGAAGGTGATCCTCGTAACTGGCTTGGTTCAATTGTTCAGGATATTAAGAAACTCAAGCCTAATTCTGCTGCTTCTTCTAACCAAACTGATTAGGGAGATTTTATGGGTAAGCGTTCTGGTTTTGGTGATGTTCTCGTTGGTGAGCATTATGATGATGGTGATCCTGCTCGCCAAGATGCAGAAATTGCAGCTATCGCGTATGCGTTTAATAAGCCGTATCTGTTTACCGAAAGGTGTTTGAAGGCTCACGATGTTAAATTACCATTACCTAAGTTCCGTACTCCTGACGACGGTCTCGGGCCTTTTTATTCCGATATGACCTCGCATTTCGATTTAACGCCTTCACGTACAAAGCAGGAATTTACTGCTGAGTGTGACATTAATAACATTATGAAGCGTTATCGGGATTCCGATTTTGATATTTCAACGCTTCCTCTTACAAGCCGTCAGGCTAAATACGGCGATTTTACAGGACTCCCGGAGTCCTATCATGCCGCTGTGAATTTCGTTAAGGGCGCTCAAGCCCAATTTATGACGTTGGACGCCGATATTCGCGCCTTGTTTGAGAATGATCCTCAGAAATTCTTAAACTATTTAGATGATCCTACGAATAAGGATCATAAGAAGATACATGCCGAGCTCGTCGAGCGCGGTATCGTCGATTCCCCGGATGATGGTGACTTATCCCCGGGGCCGGGCGCTGTCCCTACGGGCAGCAAAGCGCCCGGAACGGGGGGTAAGTCGTTCCGTGATGGTTCCTCTGCTCTAAAGGCTTCTAAAGCCGATTCTGAGGGGGAGGAGGGGGAGTGATCTCCCCCAAGCACAGTTGAGTTACTTGTTCTCAACTGTGCCAGGTGACAGCCACAACACTTTTGAGCAGCAAGGGAGGTAAAGTTAATGAAGGGTTATCGAAAGCCTTTGAACAAGGTCAAGTCGGCCAAGAAGTTTAAAAAGCAGGTTTCTAAAACGAAAGCTGCAAATCTTCCTTCCCGGCGAATTATTCAACGTGGTGGACAGCGTATGTAAACTGAAGGCCGCACGGGGGGTGTCCCGGCGGCCTTCTTGCCATAAAGGATGAGTTTATGGCGTGTTATTATCCCATACATGGGTATAGAAGTAAACAAGGCCGCTTTCAGTTTTCGTCTCGTGGTGCCATTTCAAAAATGGTGGTTCCTTGCGGTGGTTGCGTTGGCTGTCGCCTTAAGCGCGCTGGTGAGTGGGCGGTTCGTGGTACTCACGAAGCCCAATTGCATCTTGATAATGTTTTTTTGACTTTGACTTATGATTCCAAGCGAATGCCCGATAGGCCTATCGGGCATATTCCGGCAGATGTCGGTCTTTATTATCCAGATTTTCAGGATTTCATGAAGCGTTTGCGTGAGCGTTTTGGTTATCCTGATCTTCGTTATATTGTTTCAGGTGAGTATGGTGATAAATTGGGTAGACCCCATTTTCATGCGATCTTTTTTAACTTCAAATTTCCCGATAAGTATTATTGGTACACTTCTAAGCAAGGCCATAAGGTTTATCGCTCCAAGATTTTAGAGGAGCTATGGCCGTGGGGAAATTCTGAGATAGGTTCAGTTACGGCTCAGTCGATTGCCTATGTTGCGCGCTATGTAATGAAAAAGCAGACCGGTAAGGCTGCTGATTCTCATTATGAGTGGTTCGATAAGGAAACCGGTGAGGTTTTTTGGCGTGAGCCGGAGTTTGCTCATTATTCTACAAAACCCGCGATTGGTCATGATTGGTTTATGAAATTTCATGAGTCGGTTTATCCTCATGATTATATTATTTTCAATGGTAAGAAGGTTCGTCCTCCTCGCTATTACGATAAGCTTTTTGTGCGTATGACAGGGCAGTGCATTAAGCGTGGTTCTGGTGGTGTTATTGAGGAATTTGACATTCATGAATTTTCTGAAGCTTTTGATGCGATCAAAGCTACTCGTATTGAATCTGCACAAAAAATGCTTGACGATTGTACGCCAGAGCGTCTAGCTGTTCGAGAGCAAGTTACACAAGCTCGTGTTTCTTCTCTTAAACGTAAGCTTACATAAAGGGTGTTTTATGGCTAACAAAGTTTCAGGTGTTTTTTCTACATACGATCGTGTCGCGGAAAATTGGGGTAATCCTTTTGTTGCTCCACATGCAGGTATTGCAATTCGTGGTTTTTCAGATGCTATTTTGCATCCACAAGGCCCTTCCGATCTTTCCAATCATCCAGAGGATTTTGATTTATTTCAGATTGGTGAATTTGACGCCGAAACAGGCGTTTTGCTTCCCGATCCTGAGCCGCTTAAGCGCAAGCCCCTAATTCAAGGGGCGCAAGTTAAACGTTCGGTCACTTAATCAGGACCCTCTATGAC